GCATATCTTGTACCTGATGACCAAGTGAGGATTCTTAGAACTACAGGATCGATCAAATGATTAGTATATTCAAATATCTTTCTGCAAGAAGTAGATTAAAAGAAATCAATAAAACTATTGAGGTAATGGGTGGTGATGCATCACCACCCATTCTGCTTGCTCAAAGGGATATGAATATTAACGAGACTACATACTATTACTACAGATTTTGGGCTGAGATCATTTACATCTTGATTTTTGTAGGATTATGTGGTATAATATATGGAGTTATGGATGAAGAAGATTTGCGAACACTGTGGAGCGGAATCAGCTCCTGGTATGCACAAACGGTGGCATGGGGACAATTGCAAGCAGAAACCATCTACCAATCAATCTCACGTTGATGAGAAAATAGAATTACCTGGTTATGATAATCCAGGATCGTTATTACCCAAAGGAGAAAAGAAAATGAGTACGTTTGTTGAAGTTGTATCTGCCGAAAAGAATTGTCAGATTATTGTTAATCTGGACCATGTTGTTGAAATTACTCCTCTTGCATCTGGCGGGTGTATTCTTTCTATGGCCAATGAAGGAAGTAAGTATGAAATCAAGGTTAAGGATGATTATGGTCAATTCCGTCAGTTTGCAATGCAGACCGTATCTTCGGAAGATATTGAACGTCAAGTAAAGGCACTGATTCCTGATATTACCCGAATGTAATTATTATTATTTGTTATGAATATTTTTTACCTTGATAAACATGTTAGTCGTTGTGCCGAAATGCATAACGACAAGCATTGTATTAAAATGATTTTGGAATATGCACAATTACTCTCTACTGCTCATCGTGTTATCGATGGTGTTATTACTCAGGGTACTTCTCCGTCTGGAAGAAAACGAACAACTTACAGACTTGCAGACCATCGTGAAAGTATGCTTTATTCTGCAACTCATATCAATCACCCTTCCGCTATTTGGGTAAGACAATCACTATCAAATTATATGTGGCTGTCACATCTTCTTGTTGAATTGTGTCACGAATATACATATCGTTATGGTAAGGTACATAAATGTGAATCTATTGGTCTAGTAAAATGTCTATTGAATAATGTTCCTGAGAATATTCCCAATGGTCCGTTTACTGAACCAACCCCTGCAATGCCAGAGGATATAAAAGTATCAGGTGATTCTATTGCATCTTATAGAAATTACTATATACAGAATAAGACACATCTGGCTTCATGGTCAGGTAAAGTAAATTCTCGTCCAATACCGGAGTGGTTTCATGCCAACATATGAATTTTTGAATAAAAATACAGGTGAATTAGAAGAACATTTAATGTCTTACACTAAATTGGATGAGTTTAAAGAACAGAATCCACATTTAGAAAGATACTTTGCACCAGAGAATCTTCCAGTTCTTGGTGATAGTATGAGAATGAGTTTACCGAAGTATAGTCAAGGTGATCCTGCATTTGAACATGGTGTAATTGACCGTATTAAAGCATCTGTACCAGGTAATACTCTTGATAAATCCCATAAGACACAAGGTTCTAAGTGGGTATAATAACAACCATAAAGGATAATTATGGCAACAAAGAAACGGACTGCCTCAGAAGAAGCACAGAAACAACATATTTCAATTAAGAATGTTCAACCATTAACAGAGAATCAAAAAAAGGTATTTGAATCTTATGATGAAGGTAATAATTTAGTTTTATCTGGTTCTGCGGGATCAGGTAAATCTTTTCTTGCAATGTATCTTGCACTGAGAGATTTGATTAAGGTAACTAATTCATACTATAATAAGATTATTATCATTCGTTCTGCTGTACCATCTAGAGATATTGGGTTTGTGCCTGGTACACTAGAAGAAAAATCTAAGATATACCAAGACCCATATAAACAAATTGTTAATGAATTATCTGGTCGTGGAGATTCTTGGCATTTTCTTATTAATAAAGAAATCATTGAATTTCAAACTACCAGTTTTCTCAGAGGGTTGACTTTTAGTGATTGTATTATTATTTTTGATGAGTTTCAATCTGCAACATTCCATGAAATCGATACTGTATTAACCCGTATCGGTGAAAATTGCAGATTTATTCTTTGTGGTGACTTTAATCAGAATGACCTTTCTATTAAAAGAGAGAAATCCGGTTTCCAAGATGCTATGAAAATCCTCAAGAATATCCCTAATGTTTCAGAAGTTCAATTCACTATCGATGATGTTGTTCGTTCTGGATTTGTTAAATCATACTTGGCTGAGAAAGAAAAACTAGGATTATAATATGGATCAAGATAAAATTATTAATTTGGAACTTTCGTTGTCGGAAGTAAATGAAGTGCTGACTATTTTAGGTAAAGGTAAATATTCTAGGGTTGCGGTTTTGATTGCAAAGATTCAATCACAAACACTAAAACAAGTCAATGTTCCTATGCCTGAAGAAAACACAAAATAATATGTTTAATTTTTGTCCCCCTGCCGTTATTCCTGATTTGGAATCTAGAACTTTTGATGACGGCAAACGATACTATGTGACACCAGAGGGGAAAAAGTACCCCTCTGTGACCACTGTGGTTGGTGCCATGAAGAAAAAATCAATCATGGAATGGAGACAACGTGTTGGTGAACAGGAAGCTAACAGAGTGTCTAGGATCGCGTCTGGTAGAGGCAACACCTTCCATCTTCTATGTGAGAAATACATTCAAGGTAATATGCCAGAAACGTCTACTGTAGATGCTCTGGAAATGTTTTATCAGGTAAGACCTGTTCTTGATCGATTTATTAATAATATCTGGTATCAAGAACAGGCACTTTGGTCAGATCAATTACAGTTAGCTGGTAGAGTTGACTTAATTGCAGAGTTTAGAGGTGTACTAAGTATTATTGACTTTAAAACTTCTAAAAGAGTTAAGAAGAAAGCAGATATTCAAGATTACTTTCAACAAGAAACTGCATATGCGTTAATGGTGGAAGAAAGAATTGGTAGACCTGTAGATCAATTGGTAACAATTATGGCTTGTGATGACTCAAACAAACCATCAATTTATATTGAGAAGACCGAAGACCATATTGAAAATCTGGTGAAGACCATCCAACAATATAAACATGAAAATAACAGATTATAAAGAACGAATTGATATCTGTAGAAAATGCGACCAATTCAATCCTATTTTGGTTCAGTGTAAGGTATGTGGTTGTTTGTTACATTTAAAAGCCAGAATGAAGGATCAGGATTGTCCCAAAAATAAATGGGAAATAAATAAAGATTGACAAGTTCTACCAGATGTGGTAGAATGTATGTATTCGTTGATGTTGACAGTTCCCCTCAACTCCACTATTTTTTTATAAATAGTAAAGGAGGTAAATATTATGGTAAAGAAATCTATTATAGAGTGTTCTGGTTGTGGACAATTGTTTGAAAAACAAACAAAATATATAAAACAATCAGAAAAAAGGGGTATGAAACATTATTGTTCTCTTTCCTGTATGTCACGCCACGATGGAAAAAGAAGATTACCGGGCGATTCTTGGAATAAGAGTGAAGAAAATAAATCACATCTACAAAATATTTGTTCTAATAGAAAGGATGAGTATTCAGATTTTAAAATTCTTTATAGGTCTGCTAAGAAAAGAGGTAAAGAATTTGATTTAGATTTACCATATCTTAAAGAGTTATGGGAATCACAAAATGGAAAATGTGTTATTACTGGTGTCGATTTAAATTTATCACCAAGTAGTAATAAAAACTATCAAGCTTCATTAGATAGAATTGATAGTAGTAAAGGATATATAAAGGGAAATGTCCGATATACTAGTGTATCTGTAAATTGGTTAAAAAGCAATTTTAATGATAACCATTTGTATGAATTTATGGACATATGTAGAAATTCGGTGAAGTAGTAAGTAGTTTGGAGTAGACGGGAAGTTCGACTCTTCCCCACCTCCACCAAAAGCACACTGGGCACCCTGGTTAACGATAACACCTGAACCCAATCTTAATTATTGTAACAGTGTGCTTCTGATGGGGGTGAATTGGAATCGATACACAAATGAGGGACTATGGAGAATCGGCAAAGCTAAAGTCGTTAGGATTGGGAGTTCCCGGTCAAAGAGGCAAATTAAATTAAACGCAAACGATGACGTTTATTCTTACGCACTAGCTGCTTAAGCGGGGTTCGGGGGTTCCTTGTCAAATAATACCCCCTCTAATTTTGAGGTTAATATGAGTTTTGCAGATAAAGGTTATGAAGTGGTTCGTGGTGCTGTTAATGAACAGACATTGAAATTACTTTCTACAGAATTCCAGATGTTGAAGGATACTCAATACTGGTATCGTGGTCTAACAGATAATTTCGCTTATGGTGATGTACAAACACCGGAAAGTTTCTCATGGTATTCTGCTTTCTGTTTTGAATCTCTTATGGTAGTTCTGAGGGATAAAGTTGCAGAAGTAACAGGTAAGAACCTTCAACCCGCATACTCTTATGCCAGAATCTATTACAAAGGTGGCAAGTTAGCAAAACATAAAGACAGAGAAAGTTGTCAATATTCTGCTACCATCTGTATAGAAAACGATAAAGAACCTTGGCCAATCTTTATGGAAGATTGGGAAGGAAATGCAAGTTCAGTTGACTTATAT